TCACGGCCCCTTTATCACCGCCATGATCGCCTTGTAGTATGTCACCACCCACACGAACACCGACGTTCCCGATAGCCAGATGAGGAACCGCACCGCCTTCTGCGCACCCCTGGCCTCGGTCAACAGAGTGTGGATCTCGTCAACCTTGGCGCCCATTTTGTCGACGTCATCCTTGAGCGCCTTCAGTTCTGTCTCCATTCGAATAACACGATCTCTTGTATCTACATCCGGGCTCATGCTGGTTCCCCTCGGGCCAGCAATTCGCACACGCTAGCGGACGGGACGACGAAGCCGTAACCGACGAGCGAATGAGAGAAACCCATCGGAGCGCCCATAACTCCGACCGTAATCCCGATCAGCCGGCCGTCAGCATCGAAGACAGGCCCGCCAGATTGGCCCATGACGGTCGTGATGTCCGTGACGAACACAGACTTCCACGGACCAAGCGCGCGAGGCTCGCCGGCAATGCGGCCGAAGGCGGCGGCAAACTCGACGTTCAGAGGATTGCCGTATGAGGTGATGAAGTCACCAGCCTGCGCAATGCGGCAATCGAGGGTCGCGGCGTCCATGTTCCCATCTTGGGAACGCAAGAGCGCGATGTCGTATTCGGTGTTGGCCCAGAGAACCGCAGCCCGGCGGGTCTTGCCGTCCTTGGTCTTCAGCGTGGCCGTCTTGGCGTCCTTGACGACATGCGCGGCTGTGAGGATGTAGCCGTTGCCTATGCTAACTCCGCTCCCATGCCCGCCCTCCAGCGAGATTTTAACGAGGGTCGTTTCCGTCTTCAGGTAATCCGGAGCGGCAAAGCGGGCGATGGCCTCTGGCGTCGAGAACAGCCAAGCAAGCAGGAGGAGGAACAGCGCGACGATGCTGGCAAAATAGAACGCGAACTCTCTTTTCATGGCGCTATCCTTTCAGGGGCGTCAGAGGATTCATTTCCAGGTTGTGGTGTGGTACAAAATGCGAACGCCCCGGATGCTGGACACATCGCGGGGCGCTCTAACCGAAGCCCGAACATTGGAGGTTCGAGATGGCTGACAATTTCAAACCATGCTCTGTTGCCGATTGCAACGGCAACGCTCACCATAGCGCTCGCGGCAGGAAAGGTCTCTGCTGCTCACACTATGGCAGGCTTCGACGCCACGGAGACCCCGAAGGTGGCGGAATTTACCGCGGGTCTGTTTTGCTGTTTATCCGCGAGGTTGCCATCCCATATAAGGAAGATGGGTGCCTTGTTTGGCCGTTTAGCATCTCAAGCAACGGCTACGGGCAATTGAACCTTGAAGGAAACATTATCAACGCCCACCGCTATGTCTGCAGGATGGTTAGCGGCGAGCCGCCGAGCAACGATCATGAGGCGGCGCATTCGTGTGGCAATAGGGAGTGTGTTAACCCCAATCACCTTTCGTGGAAAACCTCCTCCGAAAACCAGTTGGACAAGATTGAGCATGGGACCCACACGAGGGGAGAGAGACACCCCCTGTCCAAACTTACCTCTTCGGAGGTTTCTATTATCAAGGGCCTTATAGGCAGCCTTTCTCTTCGGGAAATCGCTGCCAGGTTCAGCGTACACGAAGGCACAATCCGCAGCATCAAGATAGGAAAATCTTGGTCGCATACTAGCGCCGAAGGCTCCTGAGGATCGTCTCCCCGGCCTTGCCGATGAAGAGCGAGCCAATGATTGCCCCGATCCAGGGATCAAGGGACGGCGGGAGGGCGGCAATCGCCCATTCTTGGGGGAAGGCACACACGCGGCAGAAGAGCACGCTGTAGACGCACACCGAGCCGAACCAGAAGCCTACCGGGATATAGAAGAGGAGCGGCGCCCAGCCCCAGCGCGAGGTCTGCACGCGGGCAAGCTGCTCGACGTAGGCCGTTACAGCCCTTGTCCTGATTTCCTCGCGTGCGGTTTCATTGTCTAGCCTGTGATCGACCGTATCCAGGATGCGATCAAGGGGGCCAGAGAAGAGCGAAAGGAGGAGCTTAAGCATCCGTCCTGTCCACGATATATTTGTTGATGAGGTTGCGGCGATTAATCTTCGACCGATCGAACAGCCACCAGCCAAGAACGAGGAGATTGACGCCGAGGCCGATAAGCGCATCAGCCATGCCCTGGTCGAAGTAGCCGCGGGCGATGAGGATGCCGCCCACGATCTGTAGGATCTGGCGCAGGATGGGAATGAACAGATCGATGGTCATGGTCAGCGCCTTTTGAAGAGAGATAGGATTGCGTTGATGAGCGCCACCAGCCAATTGCTGGATGCCGGCGGGTTGCTGCCGGTTGGCGGCTTCGGCTCGGGAAGGCCCGACGTTTTCGAATTGAGGAACTGGTCGCGCTCTGCCTTGCGGCGATTGGTCAGGCCCTTGAGCGCCTTCTTCTTGCCGCCTACGGTGATTTTGTCCCAGGCGAGGAACTGGTTTGCGGCGCCGTAGCGGTTGCCCTTGTTTAACTCCTTGACGAGGGTGGAGCGCTGGAAGGCGCCGGCCCCGATGTTGAAGGCGAGCGACACGAGGGCGTCGAACTCATTCTGATTGAGCGGGACGGTCACCGAGTTGTTGACGGCCTTCTCAAATATGGAGAGGTCGCGCGTCAGGATTTGGTCAGCGAGGGCAGCGGTGATGTTCAGCCCCTTGGTGACGGTCGGCGGCCCTGCGGCGCTGGTATGTCCAACACCAATCGTCCATATCCCGACAGAGTCCTGATAGGCCTTAAGGCGCAAGCCTTCTCGTTCTGTGATCGCCTTGCGACCCGCAGCGCTGGTTCTCATAACGATATCCTTGGTTTCAATCGTAGCGCAGCGTCGAAGCGAGCTGCTGGATTAAGGCGATAATCTCGGCTTTCGAGATGTCCCGAAGTTTATAGTCGCCGTCCATCAATTCACGGCGAATGGACTTGTCTTCATTGAGCGTTACGCGGACGTGGTAGCCGGTCATTTGGTCCTCATGAAATCTCGACTTCAGAATGCCCGCGGGCGCCCTTGTCGATGTGATAGGTGTCGGCGCGGCTAATCCAACCACGCCCAAGTTTTACGATTCTTTATGAGAGAGACCGTGCTCGCCCGGATGCCGTAGCTGTCGCCTATCTCGATCAAGGTAAATCCCGACGCGAGCATGCAACGGATTTCTCTGACCTGGTCTTCATTGAGTTTGACGTTTTTATTGTCCCTGCCGAGATGGATCGGCGGGGCGGCAGCGACACCATGCGTCTTGCGATCCGCCATGTTTTCGGAGCGCGTGCCCCAAGCCAGATGATGCGGGTTGACGCAACCCAAATCCCCATTGCCACACAGATGACGACATTCAAGCCCGGGTGGTCGTTCGCCGATCACGGCTTCCGCCACATATACATGAGCCATCGCCGGGCCATTCCGGCCGGACAACCGACCGTGGCCTGATTTCGCGCGATAAAACGGGAATAGTAAGCAATCGCACTTTGACGAGAACGGGACGGCGATTTCATCAAGCCAGCGCAGCGCTTCGCCTCGCTTCGGCTTGCCGTCCTTGTTTCGGGCTATGACAAAGGATATACCGTGATCAGCCACTCGAACCTCCATGTTCGGGCTTGGTGAGGGGTAGCTTGGCGGTGCAACGCTGAGCTATCCCGCTGATTCTAAACTATATTCACCTTCTGTCTACTTACTTCCCCAAATTCCCTATGGAATGTGATGGCCGAGAGAGAGCGGCCAGAGTTATAGCCGCTGGCTGCGTGCCAGGCGTCACGAGCAGCGGGGCTCTGAAAGCTCTCGACAATTACTCCGCCCTGCTCGATCGCGCTTTTGTGGTGAATGTGCCCGGTTAGGATCACGCGGTATTTCGACGCGCCCCAGTCTTCCGGTCGGCTGGCTGCCATAATCAACGGCATGTCCTGCATCTTTGTCATGTCACCGTGGGTCGCACCAAGGAAAGTATTGCCGAACCTCCACCACCAGAACCGGCTCGGGTCCTCGTCGACGGTCACGCGGTCGTTGTTGCGGTAGTACATCGCCAAGGCCAAAGAGACGGCGATGGCCGATTGGTCGTCATGGTTGCCCGGGAGGATCCGGACAATCACCCGCTCGTGCTTGGCAAGCGCATTGTCGACCTTCCATATCAGGATCGATGTCGCGACCTTAAGCACCTTCGGATACCGACCGTCAGCGTCGAGGATGTTCCTCGATCGGGAGGTGACGGGTTCGTATCCGTCGAAGTGCAGCAGGTCGCCGAGCGAGAGAACGACCCCCGTCCCGGATTTCGGCGTCGATCGAAATAGCCGGTCCAGCGATTGCTTAATAATGTCCTCGGCAATTTTCAGGTCGTAATTCTTGCCGGTCTCCTTCTCCCACGCCATCATTCCGAGGTGCGCGTCGGGCAGAACGTAGACGGTCGACAGATCGTCATCGACATGTTCAGGGGCATGGATAGCCGCGGAGCGCCCTTCGTGCTCCTTGAGCGCTTCCGCGACTTGGGAGACGATCGTGTCTAGATCGATCTCGCCTTCCCTCGTCTTTACCCACTGGCCTCGCAACCGTCCGTCAGGATCGATGAAGGCAGAGACGCCCTTGATGCGGTGGCCGTCCGGGATTTCGAAGACTTCGCCCTTCTCCGGGCGCTGTTCGATGGTGGTTCCCCGGGGGCCGGTCTGGAGACGGGTGACTTCGAAACCAGGCATTGCGGGCACTGCCGGCGGGAGAAGCCCCTTTCTTGCCGCCTGTGTGAGCCTGTTCTGAACCGTAGAACGCGCCAGTCCTAGCGCGTCCGCCGTCTTCTGTTGGTTGTTGCCGTTCGCCAGGTACAGCGAAACAGTTTCTCGCAATGCGTCGTCGCTTACCGGCGCGATTGCCATGATCACCTCAATGAGTGTTGCTGTTGATACTGGGTGTATGATATGTCTAGGGATGGACGGCGGCGTGGAAGGACACGCGAGGCAGCGCCCCTTTAAACTCGACGCTCCTGGGAGTCTCTAACCAGGAAGGGGGAGCCACGAGACAGCCGGTATCAAGCCCGGCCCGTCCGTTTTCATCCACACCACTTTAAAAAGAAAAACCCCGCTCGATGGCGGGGCTGAGGGTCGTCAGACTGGATGGTGCCGCTTAGGGCTCCATGACCATAGGGATCTCGTATTTCTCGCGAAGTTCGTGAAACGCCGCGGTTGTCTTGTTCGATCTGCTGCCGTCCTTCAGCGCCCACTTGCAGGGACCGTCGAAGTGGATCACGCGGGCGTGGTCAAATGCGTGGTCCCAATCCTCGTCCGTTTTTAGAAGGCCGAGCTTCCAGTTGTAATGATGCGGCAGGTACATGCGCGGCTCGTTCAGCCACTGCACGTTCAGCAAGCTCTGATCCTGCTTCTCGGTGTGCTTCTTTTCCTGAAGGAGAGCAACCGAAGCCTGAAAGGATTTCTCGCCGATATACGGCTTCCGGATGAGCATCATACCGGAGTTGAAACCCATCTTCTGCTGTCCGAAGGTCACTCCGAAATGGTGATGAGGCTTGCCGCCGCGCACCATCGCCAAGGGCGTTGGAAGATCGAACAACTCGACGACCGAGCGGACGAGCAGCATATCCGAATCCAGCCATAGAATGCTGTCGAACTGATCGAGGCGAAGCGTGCAGAGCTTGATGTAGACGCTTCGCTTGTTCGGCAGTTCCGCGTCCGTGGCCGCCTTGACGTGCCGTCCCTCCTTCCAGCGCTTTGTCAGGTCGTCCCCGAGGAAAGACGTATCCGGCGTCAGGAATTGCAGTCTCGGGCATATGCGCGTCAACAGTGCGCGGTTTTCCTGAGAGAGCGGCGCATAGGTGGGGTCGGTCAAAAGCACGACCGCCGTGTCAGCCGAGAGCTTGCCGTTCTCCATCAGGCTCGCGAGGAAGGTTGCTCCAAGGCCGATGAAATTGTCAGTGACGCAGGAAACCACGGCGCGGGTCTTGTGCGTAATGGGCTCGACCTTAACGGCTGCCCTCGTAACGCTCTCGGGCTTGGCGGTCGCCACCTTCTCCCGCAGGCCCTTCACCTCACGCTCCAAAGCGCTCAGCCGTGCGGCAACTTTCTTATCTCCGAAAAACATCCCCAATAGCCCCTCCTGTTCGTGCGGCAACTTCTGATACACGAACAGGAGAGGACTTCAAGGGAGCTATTTATACGGCATTATCTCCGAAGGCTATCCGATGCCAGTTTCCGTTGTAGAACATCAGCATTATGGCATCGAAGGCGGCGCTCAAGGTGATGTCCGCTCCGCAGATAATGTTACCTGTACCGTTTTTGACGACAACATCGCGTGTGGATGTCGAAGTCGCGATAATGATGGTATCGCCGTCAAAAGCGTTGTCGTCGGTGATCGTGACAAGATCATCCGTGGCAGCCGCCCCTTCTGTGTCGATAATGTACAACCCGGAGCGGGTGCCGGTTAGCGTTAGAACGCCAGAGGCGATAGTCAATGTGGACGTGTGTCTGGCGAAGTTCGGGCGTCCGCTAAGAATGGTCGGTGCCCAGTTGTTCGCGTCCGTGGAGGGCGTAACCCACGCGGGGATACCCGCAATTTTGCGCAACTGGCTGGTGCCCGCCCTGTTCACAGCAAGGTCGGCGCGATCATCGAACATAGTCCCGCGATCATCCAGGAAGATGACCGTTTGATAGATATTGGCCGCCCTGTTTCCGACACCCAAGGCGCCAATGGCGCCCGTCCGCTCCTCCATCCCGTAGAAAAGGTGGACTTTATCCTCCTCTACGATGACCGAACCCTGGCTAAGGGCCGATGCCCCCCCCTGTTCACGGCGCGGCAATTGGCCGATGTTGAATAACTGCGTGTTTGCATCGGTCCAGAAATTCCCACTTGTGACGGGGCCGCGGAGATAAAACGCGCTTACCCGCTCATCAGTGCCCTCGCCTTCGATGACGCCGTTGCGATAAGCGGTAACAGCGTGGATGTAGCCGTCGTCGTCAACGTCAAACGACACGCAGCTATCTGAATTGGCGCCGCCCCCAAAATAACCCGTTGCTGCCGAGTAATATCCGACTGTTGCGAGATTGTCGGTAGAACGCCAGTAACGGGGCTCTCCGGAGCCGCCATTCCGCATGAAGCCGATATAGAGGCCGCTCGCAGCGTGATATCGGACCGTGGGCTCCTCGAAATCCGAACCCGTACCGAGGATCGTTGCCGTCCAGTTAACGCCGCCGTCCGTCGAGCGCATGACCGCGGCGCCTTCGCCGTACGACGCGCCGACGACAATCGAGCTGGAGTGACCGACCGTAAACGAGTGCACCATGATAGGCTGGCCGGTAAAGCCAGACGGGACCGGGAATGTGATGTTCGTTTTAGTCCAGGTGCCGTTGTAGTTTTCCGAGCCTGCCGCGCCTAGCGCCCTTTTCCACATTGTGTACGTGTAAGGCGCTACATCTGTCGAGCCGGCAGGGACGCGGACAAATAGGTACTCGCTTGTTCCATCGAAGCCCGCAGACCACAGCGTCTGTCCGCTCGCCTTCGCGCTGAGGTATTCGCCAAAGGACCACGTTGCTCCTCCGTCATCGGAGAAGTAGAGCGCGATGCGACCCGTACCGTCTGCATGGCTTTCCTTCTCGTTGACCCAAACGCGCAACTGAGTGCCTACCTTGTAGGACTTATCTTGCGCCCAGGCGGTATACATGAAGCCGTTGGTGATCTTCGCCGTATCCGTCCGCATGTATTCGCGGCTTGGATAGATGACGTTGCCGACCTTGAATGCGGCGTTGCGAATATTCAGGAAAGACGCGGGTTTGGAATTGACCTTGTAGATCCGGCGCAGACCATCAAGCGGCACGCCGACAGCGAGCGCGGCGGTCACCTCTGCGTCGTCATCTGCCGTGCCATCGCCCGCGGCGCCGAACCACAGTAGGCTCGCGTCCCCCCAATACATCCGAACCCAAGCGCCGGCAGATGACGCGATAGCCGTCGCCTTGACGTAAATGCCCTCTTGCGTGTCAGCGGCGATCTGTGTCGAGAAGTCACCCGTCGTCCACTTGAACACCCCGACACGACCAGACTCGATCAACAGAACCGTCGCGTCTTTTGTCGTGTCGAGTGCCTTAAGCTCCGTGCGCGTGGCGACGTACGGCGGCACATCGAGGTAATTCCGGACATCTGACGACAGGTCGAGCGCAAGGATCGACTTGCCGGAGGAACCTGGGTCTACTCCCGCAAGCTCATCGAGGTTGGCGGAATGGTCCTGCTTACCGTCCAGATCGGCGGGGCTGACCCAATCCTTATTTTCCATGCCCTTACCGTCATCACGCCAGCCGATAACCTTACCGCCGACGTTCTTCGGGTATTGCCACTGATTGCGATCCGCACCCATTTCGTATCCTTTTCGGCAATGCAAAAAGGCCCCCGGGAAGGGAGCCTTTGGTGTGGTCAGAGATTGTTGGTTTAGATCAGGTCAGTCGCAGGAGTTCGCGAAACTGCTGAACCTGGTGCAGTCGTCGTCGTAATCGTTCTGCCCGCTCGTATGAAAGCCAGAGGCCCCGATCGCCGCAACGATGAAGACCGCTCCGGAAATAAGCGCTTTCCGACCATTCCTTTCCATCACGGCCCCGACAGCAAAGATTGCCGCCACGAGCCCGAGGATACCGAAGAAAGCGCCCACGCTATTTCCTTGTGTCGGGAAGGCCCAGCGCTTCGCCGGTTGCGCCTTCCACCTGGTTGAACAACTCACGAAAGTAAAACAGATTTTGCCCAGGTATCAACTGACGAGCCTTGCGAAGATCCGCTTTTGTTGTGTCTCCGGCGAAAATAGACCCGGAAATCTGGAAAATATCAGCGATAGCGTCAGGAGTGGGCCCGAGAAAGGCGCCCGTAACGTTCCGGCTGGCGTATCGTGAAACCTGCTCTCCTGTCAGCGCAGAGAAGCCAACGCGACCGCGGGTGAGCTTTTCGCTCATATTGTTTGCTTCCATCAGGTATCCGGTCAGGCCGGACTTGTCGAACGCTTCCACGGCCCACTGTGCCGGGTTGTCCGATAGCGGCTGGCCGGAAGCCGTCTGCTTTGCCCAATACGTCATTGCCCCGAGACCGAGCATGACCAGAACGCCGTTCAAGGTCGCCGCGTCTCTCTGCTGCAGGCCGGCAAGCGCTGTGCGCTGCATTGAGGAGATGCCGAAGGACTTGAACTGGCCGATCGTCTTGCCGAGTTCCGTGCTCATCCAGAGCGGCTTATCCTGTCCGGGCGTGACGATGATCCGGTCCACGTCTCGGACAACGGCAGCCCTGAACGCTTCCCGCGCGCTGCGGTCGCTCCAGTCGGCAGCCTTTGCAAGCAGGATGCCGTCCTGCTCGTCGCCGTGCTTGCTGAACTGTGCGGCGATGCGCTTCGCCAGGTCTTCATTGATGCTGGAGGCGGCGAGTCTGGTGATGTCCTTCTCGGTTGCCGTTCCATTTGCGACGCGCTGCGAAGCTTTCAACACGTTCGTCATGGTGACGAGGCCGGCGAACTGCTTCATCGAGGCGTTCCAAGGTGCCATCAGCGAGGCGACACCGAAGCGGGAGGACATCGCCTTAATGCCGCGCTCGAATTTCGAATGGCGGCCGAAGTCTCCGGTTATGTCTGCAAGAGCCATCGCGCGGCTGTCGAGGATCATATCAAGCGCCGTGCCGGCCTGCTTCACTTCCCTAGCAGCGAGGCGGAAGCCCTTGAAATTCCGGATCATCGGAATGAAGCCATCGCGGAACGTGCTCGTCAGGCCATGCGTGAAAACCACTTTCCCCATGTCAGGGATAGCGGAGATGGTCATGCCGCCGAGAAGGCGAAGATAGTTCAGGTTCCGTGCCACGCGGCCGGCACGCAGCACCAGCCCGTCAGGGTTGGCCGGGAGCGCGTATTGCCCGCGCAGACGGTCACGGATGCCCTCAACGTCGCGAATGGCGTCCTTGCGCTGTTTGTCGAGCCTTGTGCGCTCTGCCGCCGTCGTTGCCTTGTCGATCTTGGCGTTGGCCTCGTCGTTGATCTTACGTATCTCTTCTTTCAGATCGACGGAGCCGAATTTGCGGGCCAGCTCCACATCGGCCGACATGGTGCGAACCTGCGCATGAAGAACGTCCTCGATGTCGAGTTCTAGAAAGTCCTGGATCTTGGCACTCTCGATCTTCAGCAGGCGTTCCTTCAGTGGTCCACGCGGGCCCGAAACAATACTGTCGTAGGGGATGCGGCCCTCGGCATTGCCGAGAATGTTGTCGATCGTCTCCTCTACGATGTTTTTGATCTCGGCATCGGTGAGGCGTGAGAAGTCGTCAAGCTCCTGCGCGGCCTTGGCATCCGTGGCTTTGGCCCCGCCCTCGACGGCCTTGGCCGCCCCTTCGCGCTTGGCAATGAAATAGTCATTGAGGATGCGGCCGAAGTCGTTCCGATGCGCAATGATCTTGTTCTTGTTGTACATGCGGAACAGATGCGACACGTCGCCGGCAACCGCTACGTCTTCGGGGAAAAGCTTCGCCTCGATCGCTGCTTTCTTCATGGCCTCATCGATGCTGCGATAGTAGGCGGCGGCCTCTGCTACCTCGGGGATAGCGTGCTTGCCGTCGCTGAATGCGGCCTTGCCTACCTCTTCCTTGAACTGCTTGTAGGTCAGCTTCTGCCCACCCGTCGCGCGGGCGAACTCGGAACGAACCGGGGATAAGCGGGTTTGCCAGGCGCTCGGCTCCGCGACGTTGTGAAAATACTTCGCGTAGGTCGTGTCGATGCCGGTCAAGCTTTCAGCCAACGGCGCATTCCACATCTTCATGCGGGTTTCGACAGAGCCGCCAAGCTCCGTAGCCACGCCAGCCGCGTTGTCTGCATACTCCAGAGGCGTCTCCGCCAAGCCGCGAACCGCCTGCCTTGCCGTGTCGTAGTCGGACAGTTGCAGGCGAATGAGCGGGTCTTGCTGGTTGGCGATCGGGATACGGCGGATTATCGCCTCGTCCTTCAGCGTCAAAGGGCCAGAGTCCCGCGCAGCCGAGCCGCCAGAGGTTGCCTTGCCAGTACCGGAGAAAGCCTGGTCGAATTCCTCGAAGCCCTTCTCCTGCGCCTGGATCTTGCGGGAGACCGCGCCCTGTGCCGTAGACGACAGATAGCGACCCGCCAGCGTTCCCAAGGCTCCGCCAAGGATGATCGAGCCGCCGATGTTGAATGCCGTCTGCTCGCCTGTCCGTAGCGTCTGCGTGAACTGCAAACCACCTTCCGACACAGCCGCATCGATACCTGCGCCAATCGCAGCACCCCGAGCTGCACGCACCGCCCCTGCCCCGAGTGCGCCGCCCCCAATAGGGAGAAGCGTCGGGAGGTCGAACACGCCAGCAGCCATAGAGGCAACAAGGCCCATGCCGCCCGCGGATGCAAGCGTGCGCTGGTCTGCAAGTTCGTTCTTGATCTGCAGCTTCTTCGCGTCGGCCGCCCGCTTGTTGAACACGCCCGCGAACTGGTCGACATAAGGCGAAAACTCGGGGTCGTCCTTCACGTAGTCGATTGCGTTGAACCCCTCTTCAACCTCATAGGGATCAGGCATCCCGCGCGAGGAGAGGAAAGATCCGACAATGTTCTCCGTCCGGAAGGCGGCCCCGAAGGTTTCGGCCAGCGTCGGGTCGTCGGGCTGATCGACTGGTGCGATATTCGACAGGTTCTGCGCTACGCGGCGTTCTTCAATGAAAGGCATTATTCAACCTGCCCTGTCAGAGGATTGCCGTCGAGGAAGTTATCAAGCGTCTGTTCCCGGTCCTGGCCGGGAATGACACGCTCGCGCTGGAACTCGTCAGCCGCCGCTGCATCCTCTGCGCGCTGGATATTGCGCTTCTCGATCGCATCGGCGGCCGGCTTGACATCAGGCCGCCAAAGCATGCCGGGGAACGTCTGGATAACGCCATCCTTATCGGTGTAGAACACGGCATAACCCGGCATTTCGCCGCGCTTGATCATCTGCTCCGTGGCGGGGGTCGTGATGAACTGCACGGAATTCGGGTCAAACTCCGCGTCTCTGCCGGCGATCTCTGCAAAGAGCTGCGTCTTGGCGTAGCCCAATGGGTCAGCGCCGATCCCGAACACGCCGCCTTCAGAGGCGGTGTTCTTCGGCCAGTAGCGCTCGGGCGGATGCTTCATGACGACGGGGCGGCCGGTGAGATTGGTGACGCCATAAAGGCGCTTCATCTCTTCCTTGGCGCGGTTACGGGCAATGTCGGCGTTACCGTTGGCCTGGAAGAACTGCTCCTGCGCTATAGCCTGATACTCGGCTTGAATGCCAAGCGCCTGCCCTTCGGTAAAGCCGATGTCCGGGTCATTGAACGGCATCCAGCTTTCATCGAAGACTTCGGCCAGGTTCTCGCCTTCGATCTGCTTGGTGAATTCCTTGGCTGCCGGCTCCAGCGCCTTGCGGTCGCGCTGCTTATCCGGATCGTTCATCTCTGCAATGCGCTTGGCGGCTTCCTCGGGCGACATGTTGAGGCTGTTTACGAAATAGTTGAAATCGTCGGCCCGCTTCTGCACTTCCGAACCGCCGTCACGGCGCGACAGGGCGGCAGGGTTGATCGCTGCAATGCGCGCTGCTTGCTGGGCTGCGGCCTCGACATTCGCGACGTTCGTGTCTGTGAGGCCCTTACGGATGCTGTTCAGCACGGATTGCGGGACAACGCCTGTCTGCTGCACAATCTCTTCTGCGAGCGGCTGGCGCTGATCTTCACCCACGGCCGATGATGTCTTGTCGTAGATGTCGTCAACGAGCTTCTTGCCCTTGGAGTCGTAAGGGTCGATGGCGTCACCTAGCCTGCCTTCGCGGAGGAGCGGCAGAGCCCGACCGACAGCCATGCTCGCTTCGTTGGCCTCGTTGTAGCTCTTGATAAGCTGGGCCTTGTCGTCATCGAGGAGCGGGCTGGAGAGAATGGTGTGCGGGGTTATGTTCGTGTCGCCGGTCGCGATGCCAAGCTGGAGCGAGCCCTTGATCTGTGCGAGTTGGGCCGTCGCTGCTGCCTGCTCCTGGCGAGCGATAGCCGCTACCTGGCTTTCCGCCTGCTGCTGGAGGCCGATCACCTGCCCGACATCTAGGCCGGAGAACCGCTGGTCACCCGCGATCGACGGGGAGAACGTGCCGTCAACAACAACGTCGCCACCCGCCATAGCCGCAGCATATCCGAGGCGGCCCTTGTAATTGTGGCCGGCGCGCGGGTTCCCGGGCGTCCACCCCTTCGGGCGCTCGTAGCCGATGAAGGCTGCGGTTGCCTCATCCACAGTCTTAGCCGCCTTCAGCGCCTGATAAGCGGACTTCTCGTTGTTCTGGAGTTCAAGGTCAACGAAATCAAGCTGGGTTTCGAAGTCCTTGTAATCCTTGCCGCGGGAGGCCGCGAAGCGCTTAAGGCGGGTCAGGCGTTCGCCACGCCACTGCGCCACGCCTTCAGCCGTTCCGTTATCGCCGACTGCCCCTGTGTTCAGGTTGCTCTCGCCGATCAGATTGCCAACGATGCCAGCGGCTTGCTCTTTCGTGTAGCCCTTCTGCATGTAGAAGGCCATTGCCTGCTGCCCGCGGCTCTGCGTTGTTCCTTCTACCTTGGCCGGCTTCACAGTCTGCCGCGTTACGCCGATCTCTTGAAGGAACTTGGCAGGGTCGCGCTGGATCTCGGCCTTTGCCCGGGCGAGCTGCAGCTCTTGGGTGACGGTGTTGCGGGCCTTCAATTCCTGGTCGGGCGTCATCCACTGCGAGGCACCCGCGAGGTCATCCATCGCGCGCTTGGCAACGGCATCATATTGGCTCGGATCGGAAAGCACGACTTGGCTATGTGCGAGCATCGCCTTGGCGAAGTCGTCGTTGCGCTTGGAAAGCGTGCTTTCGGCCTGAAACGTGGCAGCATCGCCGATCACGTTGGCGCTGTAGGAGTTCGACCACTCGTCAAACATCTGTCGCGCACGATCGGAGGGGGCGCCTTTCAGATAGTTCTGACGCACCTGCTCATAGCGAGATTTAACGTTGTCGGTGTAACCCTGGGCACCATCGGTCGCCTGCTGACGCAATTCGTTCTGCGCGTTCTGCATTTCGAGCGCAGTTTCAGCGCGGGCCTTCGAAAACCAGGTATCATCCTGGCTGTTCTGCACCTTCTGCTGAGCAAGGGCTAACTTCTGGCCAGCATCCGCCACAGAGCCGCCCAAATCGGCAAGCGCCTGCGCGGGTGCGGCAAAGGCGCCGGCCGACTGGAAGGACGCCGTAGCGCCTCCCGAAAGCCCCTGCTGGCGGTCGTAGGTCGGGAATTTAGGCATTAGGCCCCCAAGGGTTTGTAACGAGTGGAGGCGCTGGATGCCATGTTGGAGAATCCAGACATAAGCGAGGATGCGGCATTGATGAAGCCTGCCTGCTTCTGCGCCCTGCCTTGGGCCCGGAACATGGTTGCATCATTCTGCGAGGCGCGGGCAGCAGACTCCCCGGAATAAAGGCGGGCCAGCACGTCAAGTTCGCCCTGCTTGGCCGTATCGCCAAGAACAGCGACAGGCGTGCCGCTCTGGATATCAAGCCCGCTCGATGCGCCTGCCGCGCGCTGGGCGCCGATTACCTGCCGGACACGGTCGCGGGTGATGCCCGCCTCATAAGCGGCCCGCTGCCTCTCCGCGGCGGCGTTGTTCTCCGCTACCTGCGCATTGTATTTGCCAACCTCGTTCGCCTGATTGCCAGCCTGTACGGCTCCGACAGCGCCAGCCACGGTTCCGAGCGCGCCCAGTGCCGTGCCGATACCGGAGGCAGCGCCGCCACTACCGCCAGCAATGGCCGCGATGGATGCGCCGATGGAGAAAGGATCAAAACACATCAGCCGCTCACCCGTATCTCAGTGATTAGACCCAGAAGGTGGAAAGGCGTCGGGCTGGAATGCTCGACCCGAAGCCGCTTGCCTCGTTCCCATTCCATTGCGACGGACACGCGGGCATCGCCGGTAAACAAGGCTGTGTCCGAGCCATAGTCCCCGTCGTAATCCGTGCCGGTCGTGTACTCGATCGTCTCCAGCGTCCCATCTGCAGGGCCGATCTTGCCGTTCATGGAGCGATCCAAGCGGAGGAAGACTTCGGTAATCCGGCCAAGCCTCGTCTGAGCCGTACCGCCGCGCGCCGCGGCCTCCGGGGAGAGCGTCTCCATGATCGATGTGTATTGAAGGCCCACACACGCCCACGTCACGGCGCTGCCAAGCGTGATCTGGCCCGAGGCTACCGTGTATGGCCCCTGCACGCCCGCGCTCGTCCAGGCGTAAACCTGGGAGCCGTTGAGATGGGAAAGCCCTGTGATGACCGTGGCAGAGGCGCCGCTGTAGTTCAGATGGCTGTCGAGGAACGTTGCATCGCTCAGCGCGTCATAATCCGTCATGCCGGCCGAAAGGCGCTCGATATAACGCTTGGTCGAGCCGTTGATGGTCCGGCGCACCAGCACCCACACCTCGTCCGCACCAGAGCCAGGGATCGTGGCAACGCTTTCGACAATGGCGCTCCCGCCCAAGGGATGGGTATGGAAGGCAATCACTTCCTGGTCGCGCTCATAGGTCATCCCGAACAGGATGCCGTTATCATCGCAGGCCCACACGATTGCATCCGGATCCTGCGCATAGGCCATCTGCTTAACACCTGGCGCCGGAATGTGCTCGGAAAGCAGGGAGAGGTTATTGCTGATGTAGCCGTTCACATCGAAGGAATAGGCGATCTCGCGAACGTCCTTGCGGTAGTAGCCGGCATAGATGGCGTTGTTGCCCACCCGAACCGGAGCGACTTCGGAGGCGCCATAGTTCGCCTCGCGCTTCTGCTGGATGTTGGTCGGGGAGAATGCAGAGGTAGAGGTCGTTGGGCCAATCGTGCGGATCGAGGCCGTGGTGCCAAGAAACAGTTCCGTACCCTCGGCAATCCATTTAATTTCGTTCAGGCTGTCGGAGGCGACGGTCGCCGTGATTGCATCATCATCCTGCAGCGGGTCGGAGACGGTGAAGTTCGTGAAGTCGTCAACGACACTCATCCATACCGTCTGCGGCTGATGAGCGGTACGGGCAAAGCAGAGCCGGCCGTTATAGAAGCCGATCGCACCAGGCCAGCCCGTCTCGTCCGACCATGCGCCCATGCGCCAGTTGATCGTCGGGGAGAGGTCGGGCAGCGGATAGCCGTTGATCGTGACCGTAACCACAGTCGAAGACGTGCGCGAAACGATCGTCGCCCAGCGCCATTTGCCATCGGAGCCGAGCAAGCGGATATGGCGGCCGACATCGGTCGTCTTGAAGCCAGCGCCGTCATTGATGCCGGTCGTGGAGGAGGCCGTGAGATTGAACGCCGTCTGGCTGTCCGCATCCTTGTTCAGCCCAAGCTCTGCAAAGCCGGCATTGCCTGTGCTCGACCCGTCAACGCTTTTCCAGCGGAAGCGGTGATACTGATAGGCGGTCGAATTGTTGAACCGGAAGAACCGCGTTTCACCGGAAGACCAGCCGGTCTCGCCCGAAACTGTGTGCAGAACAACCCATGTAGAGCCGTTTGTCGATCCCTCGACTACCCACCCCGTAGGCGTGCGGATGGCGTGGTCAGAGTCGTCAATGGCCGTCAGGTAGTAATGGTTGACGATGGCCGAGCCGGAGGGAAGCTGGTAGGATACATACCCCGCCGGGGTAGCCGTCCAGGTGTTGCTTGTTCCCTCGTCCTTGTCAAACACCATCCAGGCAGTAGCCGAGGCGCCCGTAGAGTCCACCGTGCCGCTTGGGCTGGTGAGGCCCGTCATGATGGGCGTCAGCGAACCGTAATCCGAAGGCGTCAGCCGCGTGGCCGTGGAGTTGATCTCAAGGAATGGGCCGTCCTCGAATTCCATTTCCTCGATCGTGAACGTCGTGGCGCTGGTGCGGGAGAACTGCCGCGGCGCATGGTTCGGATGGACGATGTAGAGAACGTCGGCCGATTGCGCGAATTGGATGTCAAAGATTTCGCTCTGGCTGTAGGGGCTCGCTACCTCGACCGGAGAGCCGCCGCTTTCGACAATGCCGCCATTCGTGTAGATGCGAATATAGAGGTCGCCGAATTCGAGGATATAGGCTTGCGTTACCGAGAACGTGAACGGGATCAGGCGAGCAGCCTTGGAGGAGTCCTTTGCCTCGTTGATGAACTCCGAGCCGCCACGCTTCCGAATGCCACCGAAGCGCTGAACAATGAAGTTCTCGATCTTCGAGCAGCCATTCATGTACTTGCCGACATCGACGCGGGCATAAAGCCGCGGGCTCAGTTCGCCGGCCGAAAAATTTGTCTGCATAGCAGTGGCTGATGGCATTGATAACTCTCAGTATTTCTGCTACGTTTCAGTTATGTTCACAGAGCGACAAATCGAAGTTTTCAACCAAAAGGTAATTAGAGCTGAGGGCGACCAGTGTTGGGACTGGTCGGCGTCAAAAGATCCACTAGGTTATGGCTTCATGACTCTGTGGGACACCGAGAAGAAGCGCGGGAAAACCATGCGCGCCCACAGAATGTCTTTTTATCTTCATTACGGTTACATGCCGGACGGTGATGTTATTCACCTGTGCCACAACCCAACGTGCTCCAATCCACTCCACCTCACGGCGGGGACTAGGAGCGAGAACATGATGACCTCGTATTATTCAGGCCGCCTGCAGCGGAAGCTGCCGCTTCAAGACCTGCCGGCTATCGTGGCTCGGTGCAAAACCCCCGCCGACATGAAGGAAGTGGCTGCTGAATACGGATGCACCTACACAGCCGTTCGGCATATGGTCCGGCGTCATAAGCAGGTGGGCTAGACTCTCGCGTCCAGCCAGGCGTCGGCATCAAGGCCGCGTGGCGTTCCCTGCCGGGAGTCCATGCCGCGGGCCATGCGGAGCTTGTTGTTGTAGATGTTCCAGCTCTGCTCGGTCAGCGTGGAGTTGTCCGTGAGGTAGAAGCAGACCTCAGCCGACAGGCGAGAGGCGAGCAGATCGACAAACTGCGCGTCGAACGTGCTCTCGTCCGTGTTGTCGAAGATGTATTCGCAGTTGATCTCGCCTTCGTTGGTCAGCAGATAGCCGGCCTCAACGCGATAATCATCCCGCTCGGCGCCGTTGATACGCAGGATGCGCAGGCAATCCGAGGGAAGCGCAAACCGATAGGCGTATTCAGAGACCACGTATTCCGTGAGCGAGCCAGCCGAAGAATAGGCCGTGTAGCTCGTGCCATCGACGCCAACGAGCTGCAGCGTCGTGGCCGCGGCGCCTGCGGTCGTATAGGCGCGATTGTTCAGCTCGGTCATGCCGACGACGCCAGTGATGAACACTTCGGTCCCGTTGGCGATCGAGTGGCCATCGGCAATCGTGATGACGACAGGGTTGGCAGCCGTGGCGCCTGTGATCTCGTTGACGGTATCGCGGGTGAGATAGGTGCGCTTGGTCGCAAACCGCCATGAATGCTCGCGGAGAAGCGCCTGGCGGATGAACTCGTAGTTGGAGGCGAACCAGCGGGAGGCCTTGTTGCCGGACGCGCTGAAGGCTGTAACGCCCTCATGACCAATCCGGGTCAGCGCAAGGCTTGCGATCTGAATATCAGTTGCCATCACTCACCCCGCGGAAGAGTGAGGGGGCGACCGAAGCCGCCCCCTCGTTAGATCAGGTGCACGAGAAGTACAGATCCACGACGAGCGTGCCGCTGGCCGGCAGGGCGGCAACAGCAACAGTCGCGATGATGTCTTCGTTGGTGCCTTCGCCGAGAGGGGAAGAACCGACTTCAGACGAGGTGTGCGAGGTCGAGGCCACAGCAGCATTCGCACCGAACAGCGTCGGCGTGTTGGTTGCCGTGAACGTGCCGGCCGCCTTGTACTTGGCCGTAGAGCCGGAGATGCCGATCGCTACAGTCGAGGTGCCGAGGGACGTATCCGAATTCAGCACACCGTAAGCGAAGACATGGCCCGGGGGAATGCGCATCCCAAGGTCGACAGTGCCGACAGCCTGGGATGCGAGCGTGACAACCGCACGGAAGCGGTGAAGACGGGCCCCGAATACGGAGCCGTCCTTGTAGTTGGAAGTCAGAGTGGTCATTGATCAGGCTCCTTAGAGGTCAGTGGTCGGAGAGGCGCCCGGATCGCACTCGATGTAGCCGACACGCTTTTCTTCCATGCGGGTCGCGCCGATGCTCATGCTGGCATAGACCTGCGTGGCGTAGTTCTTGTCGTCACGTTCAGAGATGCGACCAACCATGTCCTGGCCGGTAGCCAGAAGCAGGCCCGAGCGGGTCCAGAACGGCACCTTGTCGTCGCCGTTCCCGTCCGTTCCGATGCGGTTGCAGGGGATGAGAGTGCAGCCGCCGACCTTGGAGATCTGGCCGGAGACCAGCGGGAGGGCTGCGTTGTAGTCGCCGGAGACGACACGCTCGTCCTTGAGCAGCGAAGAAATCTGGCGGGCATTGACGCCCACGAAAACCTCTTCGTCCGGGTCAACGTCGTTCTGCCCGAGAAGCTTGCGGGCTTCGATGAGCTTGGCGAGGTTGAGGCCGGTATCTGCCGCGGTGACCGAGGGCCACACGGTCTGCACGTCGACAATCATGGCGCTGTCGAATGCAGTCGTGGTGGAGCCGTCAACGCCGGTATATGCGGTGCCATCAACTGCAGCGAGGATGACATCATCCATCGCACGGCCGAGCGCCCACATGGCAGCCTGCGCATACTCCGAGGTCGGGTCGATGAGCATGCGGACCTTGTCCTGCTTGTCGATCAGGTCGGACCAGACGTAATCGGCCAGGGAGACGCGCCGACGCGAATGGGGAGTGTCCATGCGCGGCGTGTCGGAGTGGCGCGAAGTGCGGAGCTGAGCCGCAACAGAGCCGATCTGGTCGAAGAACGTGTTCTCGCCAGTGACGGTCTCGATGCGGACGGAGCCGCGCAGCTTGGAACCCTTCTGCTGCACGAGGTGGTAGACGTTTGCCTTGTACTGCTCGACAAACGCCGTAGTGATCTGAGTGGACATCTGTCCCTCTCCTTCAAAACGGTTGAGATTTTTGGGGGTGTGTTTGTCGGTCAGTTGTCCGGAGTGCCCGGGCTGGTCCTGGCTTTAACGTCTCGTGGACGGCCTTCTAAAGCTGTGATGGCAGGGCCTTGCGGCTTGTCTGCTTAAACGCCCTGTTCCGGAAATCTCCGTTCGAACAGAGCGGTCAGTTCCTTCGTCCGCTGGGAATGGTCAGGGTGCGACCTGTCAAACAGGGCCGAACCATGCTTCTCGCGGAACGTTGCGATCTGCGCGTCAAGGTCAGCAGGCGAAGCCATCTCACCCGATGCGCCGATCAGTTCCTTTTCCCCGGCAAGCTTAACGCCGAGGTTGTACATGTCCTTGATGATGGCAGGATTGTTTGCCAGTCCCGCCGCATCCATCGCCGCGATTGTCTCGGGCGAGAGGAATTTGTTGATCGCAGCGCCGGCAACCTTGCCCCGCTGCTCAAATGCCGTGCCCCATTCCTGCTTCAGCGACTCTTCGCCGGCCTGAATGGCAGCCTTGCGTTCGGCTTCTGCCTTCTGGCCAGCCTCTAGCTGGGCCGTTCCGCCCTCAGCCACTAGGCCCATAAGCTCCTGACGGGCAAGGGCTGCTTGCTGCTTGTTAAGGCCTGCCTTGTGGAAGATGCCGGCGAGACGCTGGTCAACCTCCGGGCTGTAGACCATCCCTTCCGGGATCTGTTCTGGCGGCGTGAACCCGTAGCCGTTGGGGTCGTCGGGGAGACCGCCAGCCTTGTAGAACCGCTTCCAGCCTTCCTCGTCGCCTTCCTTGGGAACCGGCACCTTCTCGGAGCCGAGCATCCGTTCGAGGTTAACGTAGGACTTTGCGAAGCCCTCCAGCGTTTCGAACTTGGAAAGCGAGGTTGAGGCTCTGATGTCTTCCGGCAGGGAGTCCCGCCATGATGCCTGTGAGGTTGTCGTCTCCGCGGTGGTTACCGCTGCGGCCTCTGCTGTGGTGGTAGCATCAGCCACGTTACCCGCGTCAGCGGACGTGGTTGCGTCTGTCAAATGTCAGTTCCTTCAGCTAAGGATGTGACCTTCCGCAAAGTCTGCGACTTGAAGCGGTCAGCATCGTTGACGATGAGGGCCACGATTTCATTACCGACAGAACGCTGGCCCTCGTTGAATAGCGTCCGGTTGGGATTACAATCTTCGCCCATCGAGACCTTGAAGACGTGGCAGTAGTCGAGCAGGTAGCCGATAAGGCGCTCGCCTTCTTCCGTGCCCATGACAATGCGGGCATCACGCGCGGCCTGCATACGATCACGCATTCTGCACGGCTCCTGCCTCTGCGAAGCTCTTGGCGCCCTGCCCCGCCTTGGCAAAGGCTTCTGCTGCCATCGTGGCGGGCTCGACCATCTGCGAAGCCTGGATCTGTTGCTGCTTGGCTTCGTACTCCGCGTCATCGAGGATCAGTTCAGCGTCGACATTCAACTCCACGGCCAGCCACGGCAGGAAGTTGTCGGAGTCGAAGCGGGCCATGATCTTCGGGTCAAACGCGCTCATCTGGCCGGCGACGGTCAGCATGTTCAGTGCGCGGTCGACCTTCTGGCTTCTCTGGGCAAGGGCGATCGGGCTGACGTATTCAACCCGCCATTCCACGCCATCCAGTTCCGGAGGCTGCTCGGGAAGCAGGCCAGCACGCAGGAGGATGCCGAACACGCGCGAGATAATGGGGCCGAGGAGTTCGCTTTCCATGCGGCCGAGGATGGGGCCAAGGAGGCGCATGCGCTCCTGTGTGCGCTGCATCACCTCTGTTGCCGTCATATCGGCATTGCCGACCATCTGGAGTTGATCGACAAAGAACGTCGAGAGGATGCGGTTGCGAAGATCCTGCATCATCTCAAGCGAGATCGGGATATTTGCCCCGGTCTGGAGCGGATAGATCAGCCGGTTCTCATCCCGGTAAAAATTAAGCCCGCCAGGAACAGTCCGGACGGGCCCCATTGCTCCTTCGTCAGGAACCATAAGAGGTGGGTCGACAATCTTCTGTGCCGCCTTCAGCGTGGTCTTCACCATCTCTTGCAGCATCTTGACATCAGCAAGCGCGGTCATCGCAGGCGAGCGGCCGTATTTCTCGCCGGCCACCTTGTACCAGCGCGGAACTGCATACGGGAACTCCTCGAAGCCACCTTCCTGCAGCATGTGCTTTTCCTTCTTCTCCAGATAGACGGAGGCGAAGGGCATATTATCGGGCGTCTCCTTCTTCGCGTCCCGCTCTTCGCGAGGGAACACGGCATGGAGAAGATCAACCTTCTCGTCCCATTTGTCTTCGGCGGCCAGCTTCTTCACATCGTCGGAGCACTTATCGCCCCACTGTTGCACGACCTGGCGCACGGTCATCTTGAACGCGCGGATGACGGTATCGACCATGCCCTCTGCGTTCTCATCGATCACACACTCGCCGAGGAAACGCGTCTGGAACAGCAGGTTGTCGGTCTTGGATGTGCCAATGAACATGACCGCCGTGCCGAAGGCGGCATAGTCGAGATAGAGTTCATGCAGATGCGTGGTAATCGAGGACAGCGGCGAATGCAGCCGGGAGAATATGATGTCCTCTACCTTGCCGAGATATTCGCGAACCGCGTCACTCGAATTCAGATCCTGATCGTCGGTCTTCAGCGCAAACCAGCGCGCAGCCGGGTTCGTCGCCATTCCATGCAGGCCAGCCGCAAGCAGCTCAAGGCCGTTGATCCCGGTGGAGTCGTAGACCTTGGTCATACGCTTGTCGCCGGGAGAGCGCTCGGTGTTGAAGTCTGCACGGCGCGGGAAGATGAACTCGGCGATCTCCTGCCAATGAGACTCGAATGTCCCACGGTCGGACTTCAGCCGGTCGAAGCGCTTGCAGAGCTTTTCAGCGTACATAAATCAGCCTTCGCCAAGCTTCTTTTTGCGGGAAGACGCCGCAACGTCGGAGTCGCTGAGTTTCGTCAGGATGTTCTGAGCGGCGCCCGAACGTTCCATGCTCTGCCGGCGCTGTTCGTCAGCAGCAGCGAGCGTGGTGTCAGCGGGCTTAGGAGGCGCCGGGGCCGGCTTCGGCTCGGGCATCTTTGGGGGTTTTGAAAAGCACATTGTAATCCTTGCTCCATGAAAAGATGAGATAGTCCGACCCATCCCGGCCGTAGCCTTGGAGAATGCCGTCAGCTTTCGCGCCCATCGCCTGCAGCCAGCGATGCGCTTCATGGTGATCAATTCGGCTCTCGCATTGGACGCGATGGGCTCCCCTCACCCTGACAAAGGGTTCAAGCACCTTCTTGCCGTAGCGGCTGAGTTCGAGGACGGCCTTTGACCAGTCATCCGTCCCGAAGGACCAGACAGACCAGACGCCAGGCCACATCGGGGAAATTCCCATGATGCCGCAGGGTTTGCCGTTATGCGTGGCGATTGCTGCCTTCCCGTAGGTCGAGGCGATAACCACCTCGCGGGCCAGAAGAAGCGGGTTGTCGTGCCACCTGATGCCGTAGATCTCGCGTTGGTCTATCTCGCGCATGTTCATGCAGAGATATTCGACCGCGGTCAGAGATATCGGGATCAAAGAGGATCGTACTCCATACCGGCGACAGCCTGGCGGCTCATCCGCCGCGTTGTCTCGGAGGCGTTGAAAATGTCGTATTCGCCCTGGGCGACAGCCTGGCCTTCCCAAGGCTTGCGGCCTCGGTCTGAAATCAGGCCCGGGAATAGGTCGGTCATCGCCCAGACGAGAGCGTCGAGGCGGTCGGGTGAATAGCCTTCAGCCTTGCGGTCAAAGTCCGCAGTGAAGGTGCACATTTGATCCTCTAGCTCGGGAAACTCGCCAACATGGCGAATGCGCCCGCGAGCGTAGAGGGCGGCAACCGGCTCCGCTCGGATGTATTTCCCCCGGCTGGCCTTTACCAGCGTAACCGGGACATCGGGGTTCTGAGCGTGGATCACCTCAGCGACCATCTCGCCGCCTTGGTTGGCTTCTGCGACTATTCGGTCGGCTTTGTAGTAGTGATAAAGGTGGATAGCACTTCGGGCCCACTCATCAGGTTTGAATACGCCTGATCCGTCCGCGAGAACATATCCCTGCCCGCCTCCGTCAATACCGCCGACAATGACTCCGGTTTCATTTGAGCCTGTTCCGCTGCTAATTGCAGGGTCAACCGCAACCACAGCTCTTCGGAAATCGGGAAGATCTGCTTCATTGCGGACAAACAGGCGTGCGTTGTCGATAACCGCTCTAGTCCAGAGAGCATCCGATGAGTCTCCTGAAAACTTGCCCTCGAAGAAGCGAGCCCGCTTGGCCTTGGGCATAAGCTGAAGGCCGGCGATGTAAGCCGGATCCAGGTTCTCCGCGTTATCCTGCGGGTTTGCTACGCCGAAGACATAATCATCACGAGGCAGCGGCCGCTTCTCGATTGGCTCTATGCCCTGGACGAACATCTTGTACGTCCAATGGCTCTGCGTGGTCGGGTTGAGGTCGATGTAATTCTTCTGCTGGAGATATTCGCCAGCGCCAACCGTGACCTTTACTTTCTGCGCCAGACGAGAGGAAAGCGTCGTGTGAGCGTCATAGCTAATCTCGGACGCTTCGTTCTCGTAGATCGTGGCGAATTCCTTGCCGAGAACCTTGTCGACGCGGTCCTTGTCATCGAGGCCGGAAAGCCAAACCTCGGAGCCGTTATCGAAGAGGAAGTAGCCGTCCTGCTCAAGCCACTTATACCGAGCCTCGGGATAGGCCAGTTCCATGACCTTCGGAAACGTGTCCTTGCCGATCGACTGCTTTACCGCGACGTTGGTCTTGCGGAAGATGCCATGCCGTGAGCCCTCAGCACGCAGCGCCCGCGTGGCGATGGCGTAGCAGAGGAGGAATGTCTTGCCAGAGCGTGAGCCGCCATAGAGAAGCACCTGGCGGGCCGAGGAGCTGAGAAGCGGTTTCAGCTCTTTTTGCCGGTCAGTGAGGTGGAATTGGGTCAAATTCTACCGCCAGTTGGTATAAGCCCCGCATCTGGGAGCACTTGGACTGTTCCGCTCAACCTGCGGTCTATAGATCGGCCGCGTCTTTGGCGATCGTGACGAGCTGGCCGGAGTGTTCGACATCCAGCTTGTCGCCATATTTCTTCGGGCGAAGCTTGCCGGCCATCCATTTGCGGGCGTCGATACGGAGTTGAGAGCGGCGGAGTGCCTCTCCGTTCTCGACCCAGCGCGTATCTTCCCCGAAATTCCTTTGCATCCAGTCATTCCGGCCGTCATCTGCGATGGAAAGAACGTCATCGAACAGCGCATCAGCCTGAGCTTCGCGTGCGCGTGCGTACATGTCCGAGAATGCGGGGTTTTCGGACAACCACTTGAAAACCGTGGACTTAGACGGCATGTCCTCGTCTTCACACATTGCCTTGAGGCTTTCGCCGTCTGCCAGGCGCTCACATATGCGCAGCGCAATCTCTTCGGTGTAGGTTGATACACCTGCCATTGCCATTCCCTTGTCTACTGAACCGTATGGAAGACCAGCTCTTCGTCTTCGCCATCGAGGAATTCGATGCTCATCCCCGCCGCCTGAGCCCGAGCTAGGAGCGTATCATTCAGGAGGATGAGCAGTTCATTCACGCCGCGTTCTTCTTCGAATGCCAGACATGCCGCGATGAGGTCGGCTGCGTTCATTCGTCGGCCGCTGAGATGATCAGATGTTTCGCCCGCTCCAGATCCCATACGACAACGCCGCTTTCCGGGTCAGAGAAGGCGAGGTATTCTTCGCCGTCTTTCGTGCGCCCGATGATCGTCACACGCTCCAGCTTGCCAACCGCCGCCTCAAGAATATCGTCGGGATTCAGTTCCGCGAACGTGATGGTCCGGAGCTTTACAACGTCACCCATTCTCACCACCATCGTCTGCGCGGCGCCGGAAGATCAGCACCCACTGATACGTGCTGCGCTCGATTACCTGGTGGAGCGCATACCCTTCTGCTGCCTTCTCGTTGATGAGGGCTTGCATGCCGGGGAAGCCGAGAGGGCCGGAGTCGTAGGGGAGGACGAGGTATGCGGGCATGCGCATCTCCTCAAAAGGGAACCCCGCTACGGCGGCAACCGTGCGGGGTTTATTGGTGCCCTCTGTCGGACGCAGGTCCGAGCATGTAATTTCCTTATTATGCTGATTTGCCCTCAACCACAAGTCCCCTATGCCATATAAGGGCGTTCAATCCCCTGTTAAGATAGGCCAACTGACTCTCAGGCATAGTACGCATGCCCTCATAGTCCATTACACAGACGTTGAAGACGGTTGATTTTACTCGCGGACCGTCCTGGCAGCGAAGCAACACGCCTTCCAGCTCCATCATCTTGTTCGAAGCGGCGCGGGCGCGTCTTGCCTGCTCGGAGGTCGTTTCGCCCCCGAAACCAGATATACTGAACAGATCCTGAGCCCGAGCGGACGGGAAAGGCACGCCAACCGCGCTGTAATATCTTGCCATCTGCTCGGCGTAGTAGTCGCCGGCCTCAAGCTGCTGCTTGTTGACCTTGCCGTCCATGAAGAGGCGGCCGAGCGTGTACCCGGAATACCCGCTTGCGTGATAGTCGACGCCGTGAACCCGTTTCAGCGCTTCGATAGCCACGGCTTTGACCTCTTTCTCGGTTTCGGAATGGCGGATCTGTCCTCCCGGGTACCTCTCGACACCTTCCTTCTTTGGCCTCCCCGCCCTGACTGCGCGCTTCACTCTGAGCCTAGAAGCCTTTGATGTCATGCTTGCTCCTTAAGGGCTGCTTGGATCATGAGGGGCCATGCTTCCTCGGCGATCAGCGCACCGATGACCCCACTGGGGATGCCCCGCCTGTCTTCCTCATCGGCAACAGCGTCTAGCATCGCGTCTGTCGGCTCCATCATCGCCTCTATGGCGGCGCGGGCTGGGCCCCGGTAATACTGCCAAACAAAGTCAACGTGAGGGTTGTGCGGCGTCGGAGAATCTGGGTTCTCGCCTTCGTTGACGCACAGAGCCCGCGCCACGCGCTCTACCATCGTGCTCATGCGCTTTCCTTTGCTCTTTGCGCCTCTACTTTCCTCACGGAATGCAGTGCAGTCGTATGGTCACGGCCTCCGAAGAACCGCCCTATCATCGGGAATGATACGTCCTGGCGCTCCGTGTACACCTCGAACATGCAGGCTTGACGGGCGGCAACGATGTTGCGGCTGCGACGCGGCCCCTTCACCTCATCCAAGGTGACGCCAGGAAAATTCCGGAGTACGTCAAGGCAGATATCCTTCATCGATCGCCGCGCGACGAACATGTTTGGATCTTCAGCGAGGGCGAAAGAGGCCGCGTAATTAGCATACGGGCCAAAGCGGGCGGTGACGGTTGCCGACGTGCTGGAGGTCTGGACCTCTTCCTTAAAGGCAAGCCAATTACGCCACGTTACGACGTGCTCGTTATAAAACCGGAGTTCTAGAAGCTTCGGCGCCGCCTTCTCGACGGGTGCTGGAGCCGGCTTAGGCGTAGGTTTGCGGAGCAACCTCTCCCGCACAGCCTTGTAGGCTTCGTGCTGTCTCATTAGTTCAGGCTGCGCTTGCATTTCTCGTCTCCTTCTCAGCGGACCCGATAGGCCCGTAAACGGCGTCGAGAGCCCACTTGTGGCAGCTTCCCACCGGTATCTGTTTGTTCTTTGCCATCTCCGCCGCTTTCTCCCGCGAGACGTTCTCTACAAGGAGGGCACGGCGGTCTCTCCTCACTTCCTCTCGCTGTCTTTCGCGATGGTCGATCAATGCACGGCCCTCGCGATTGCCTCACGTGCCTTCGCTACCATCTGGCGGCGGCGTTCTGCTTCCTCTGGGGAAATGGGCTCTGGAGGGGATACGATCTCGGCCCTGCCGTAGTTCGCGCCATACGTTGGACGCTGCACGCGAGCCTGTGCGGGCTCCCACTCGTCATCCCAGCATTCGCCGTTCAGCCAGGTAGCCGGGTGCTTGAAGTCGATCTTCTCGGGCTTCTTGGCGACATATTCGGTTATCGCCTTGAGCATGCTTTCGAGAGTGGTTTTCTTGATTGCCTTGTCGAAGGCCTTGCGAGCAGCGCCCTTGGCTACTCGGCGGGGGTAGCCGCGCCAGAATGCCTCGAATTGTTCTTCCTTCGTCATGCTGATGCCCTCTGAAGATAAAACCTCACTGCTTCGGCCAGATCGCCCTGAAAATGGCGCTTCGCTCTTTCCTTGATTGTCATTCGGTCAACGCCAGACCTCACCGCCCATTGCGACAGAGACAAGCGTTCAGCCCCTATCGTCAGAAGAACGTTGCTAGAGCGATTGTTCGCCTGCTCTTTCCATGTGGCCCAACGGCAGTTTGACGGCTCGTAATCCCCGTCGTTATCGATGCGCTCTATCGTGTGCTTAGTGGATGGGCGCGGCCCCATATCTTCTATAAAACGCGCAAAATCTTCCCACTCACGGCAGACCCTTATTCCCCTTCCCCCATACCTCTCATAGCGGGATTGCTTGGGGTTGGAGCAACGCTCTTTCATGCTGGCCCAGATGCCATATTCCGGCATTCTCTTCCCTCCAACTTGGGCGCCGTTGGTTGTGTTGGCTGTCCTCTTCAGACACCCGCATGATCTTCTGCGCCCACATCGAAGATCCGACATGGTCGCAAACGCCGCGGAGCCGCATTCGCAAGAGCATAGCCACAGACGGTGCGTCCCAGAGTATTTCGATGTCCGCTCTAAGACGGTTATCATGCCGAACTTACCGCCAATCATTACTCACCTCCTGAATGAGGACGACGCACGGCGGGCCATCTGCACGCCACTCATAGGAAAGGCGCCGCACGTATTTGTTGCTGTCGTCTTCGATAATCCCGGCCTTCACGAGCACGTCGCAAACGGCCTTGTCACAGTTGCCGGCATCCCGAGCGCGCTTGTCTGGCGCCACGAGGCCGACCGAAATACTCACCTCGCCCTTGATAGGCTGCACTCTCTGCGCCTTGATCATCCATAGGGCTTCGTTCTGCCAGGCCTTGTAGCGGCCGGTTGGTACACGGCCCCTGCCTGGAACGTTCGTGAAGCAGGCGTGAAGCGGGACCGGGAAAGGAAGCTCGATGCGTGTCACGCGGCTTCTCCCTGCCTCTGCGCAGCCCTACGGCAAAGCTCCGCTATCTTCTCGGCCCAGGCGAGACGGCGGCGCTTGTTCGCTATGTTGTGGTCAGGCCATTTCTTCGGGCCGCTGGAGAAGGTATCCAGCCAGCCGCGGAGTTCTACGCAGTAGCGATCGGCCTCGTCGGCTAATTCCTCATAACTGGAGAAACCGGCCTCGCTCATTTCATTCGTCCTTTCGCCTTCTTGACCTTTTCAGCCAGGCTTTGAACCTGAGCCAACAAATCCTCATCCAGAGCATCCGCAGTGCGCTCCTTTTCCATTTCGAGTTCGTGCTGAAGCTCAGCTATCTGCCGAGCGCAGTATTCAAGGTAAGCCGCTCTGACGCGGGAGAAAACCGAGATACCGGGATCTTTGGTCTCGCCGCTGATCAACCTGCGCAGGGAACGCGCCGTGAGCCCGCACTTTCGGCCGACTCTCTCTAGAGCGTTCATCTGATCGCCGTTACCGCGCGTCTCGCGCTCGACCATACGGCGCGCGTATGTCGCGGCAGTCTGGGGAGTGAAAGCGTCTACGTAACTCATCTTCGTTGCCTGCCTGGTTTTCTCTTTTGCCAGTTTCTGGTCAGAGGTTTGCCAAATCACGGTCGCTTCTCCTGGTAGGTTTGAAACCGTGAAAGGAGCGACCCGATGGTCATTCAAATTCTGCATTCACATCAGGAACCCGGCGCAGGCGCCAACCAAGACGCCGAGGTTCCCTCGAATTTCACCCCGATTGGGGAAGCCGCTGATGCCGTAATTTTGAGGCTTCGAAGCAAGCTGCCGCGCATCAAGGTTAAGAGGTTGAGAGGGCTCCGTGGGGAGGAGAACACAGAGCCCTCTCGGTAGCCGCCAGCACGAGGGGGAGGAGACGGCGGCTATTCGAAAATCGATACGATCCAGAGGATCACCCGCAGGCCGATGGCGAGCAGAACGATCTGCAAGACAATCGCCTCGATGATCTCGTAGGTCATCACTTCACCTGCTGGCCGAATGCGACGACGTTTGAGGGGCGCGTTACGGCCCTCACCCGCACAGGGGAGAACTCTTCGTCCAACTCAGCCTGAAGGGCAGCAAAATCGATCTGAGGGAGCGGCGCCCGGTCTGCCAGATGGCTGCCGATCTTGGCGCAAGCCACGTACCACAACCAACCACCTAGAGCCGCGATAGCGACAGAGACCGGGTAAGGTACCAATGCGAGATATTCGCTCATTTCATGCACCTTTCGAATTCGGATGGGGTTTCGTCGTGGCGGCGGTTCCAGACCGCAGCAGCTTCGTTAGCGGCGTTCTGGATCCACTCTTCGGGGGTCTTTCCTTTGAACGGACGGGGCTGTGCGCAGTCCTCTTGCCAGTTCTCGGTGTAGTGGAATGCCCTGCCGGCTGTAGCGACAGCGGAGAGGATCACGTCGATCTCGTAAACGCCGGTCGGCTCGAAGCCGTAGTAGTAGGCGCTCATGCGCAGCTCTTCGCTCATGACCCGACCATCCTTGCTCAGATTGAACTCGTTCATTGCACCGACCTCCGGAGGTTCCTATGAGCCCCGTCGTCGGCAAGTCCGGAACCCCGAGCGCGCCAATCTTCATTTTCGATGAAGGGGCGCCCGCTTTTTACGTCGATCTGGTCACAGAGCTTGAAGTTGACGAACACGACATCGTGCGCCTGTCCTTCGCCGCTCAGTCCGTCAACGGAGACGGTCAAACGAAGGCCGTCGTTTCGGTGCGCATTCGAATGGTAAGCGAGGTAGCCAAGAAACTCTGCCGTGATCTGGGGAAGATGGAACACTGGTGAGGTCATGCCGCCACCTCAAATCCATCGAGCCCGAGGACACATGCCCTGCCCTCTTCGGCGAGTTCGTCCGCCCTCTCATTGCCGGGAATACCGCTATGACCGCGAACCCAAATGATCTGGCATGGGAAGGCGTCATGAGCCGCAGCGATGGACTGCCACAGCCCCGCATTGGCGAGCGCGTTCTTGCCTCGTGTCCAACCCTTCTTGGCCCAGCCGTAGCGCCACTCGTTGCAGCCCTTCACGACATACTGGCTATCGGAATAGATGCTGACTTCTCTTGTCGGGAGACCGGTTGCCTTCGCGTATTCGAGAGCAGCGAGGACGCCCGTCATTTCCATGACGTTGTTGGTGGTCGATACATCGCCCCCGGTTCGCGTGAGCGTCTCTACGCCCTGACCGTCGAACACAACGAAAGCCCATCCGCCAGCACCGGGGTTCGGCTCGCAAGCGCCATCTGTGTAGATGTTGATCATTGCTGCACCTCCCTACCTGCGAAATCCTTTGCCGTGACGACGCCGCCCGTAATCTCCTGCACCCTGATCGCCAGTTTCAGAGAAGGGTTGCGTTCCCCCCTTTCGATCCGGTTGACCATCCAACGTGACACCCCGAGCTTCTCAGCAAGTTCGATCTGCGAGACCTTCGGGTTCTGCGCGTTGCGCCAGGAAGTAAGTGCGTGTTCGTTTGCCATGTTCGTAGGTTGTCATATAGCCAACTCAATTGCAATAGGGTCTTTGAAAAATAGTTGGCAACGTGGCCGTCTACAGTTGACGAGAGAGCAACTAGAATTCTGACATGGTTACAAGAATTGGCCCAAAGAAACCATTCAGGCACTTTTTGAAGGAATGGCGTGTTGCGAAGGGTCTAACCCAGCAGCAGCTCGCCGATCGTCTCCCTGTGGGTGAAGACGGCAAGCCGACCGGCAAGGACCAAATCAGCCGATGGGAGCGCAACGAGCGCGACATGACCATGAGTGTTCAAGCCGCGCTGGCGGAAGCTCTTGGCTTTGGAGAGGATCCCGGAAAACTGTTCCATGATCCAGAACAGCCGAGCATAGACGATCTGCTAAGGTCCGCCCCGCCAGAGCGCCGCCGCGACATCTTCGTTGTCGTTGAGGCGATGCTCAGGACGGGCACGGACGGCTAATCGCGATAGGCGAAAATCATCAGAGGCATTTTGGGGTCTTCTGGCCGACAGCGGATTTCAATTCTGCTGACGCCTGGCATTTCGCCTTTGATGGTATCTTCCAGATCCCTAAGTAGGGATTCTAGGTCGTTGTGTTGCTTTGCTACTGAAATATGCGGGGCAACAGCGGCTCCGACAGCCGCGAACGAAAAGAATTCACGTCTACGCAATTCAAGTTTTCTCCCAGCGCACCCAGGCCACCAAAACTACTTGTAGGTGCCAGCACAACCTACACAGAGATAATCCTTTCGGACTAGGAAAATTTACGGTCGAATTTTTCTGTGGGCTGCCACAAAACTGTAATACTTTACGCAACCGGCCGCGAGCTTTTGCAGGTCGGCGCAACCGATGGTGAATGAATTGTGAAGAACGGCGATAATTTACCACCGAAATTTTAGGGGTTCTTTGGGAATAGGGTTTACGGATTACACACGGAACGACCACATGCGCCCAAATGTGGCACATACGGGGCACGTCCGTAACTCGGTCACTTTTTCGTGAGATTTGTAACGAAGCGTGATCGAGGCTTTTCTACACCTATCCTCAATTACCCTTCTCATAAGCAGAGACCTAATAGATAACTTACCATTTAGAAATTCAGCTTTATAAATTGGGGTTTCAGATTTGACACCCAACAGGGTTTCAGATTTGCAACCCTAGCCGAAATCGAAGGGCAGCCGGATGTAATAAACGTTCGGCTTTCGATGCGCTCTGATGACGACCAGGACACCCTCGTCCTCCAGCTCGGCTAGCGCACGAATTACCGTGGCCTTCGATACCCTCATCTGCCGGACAACCTGACCGATTGTGTACCAACAGCACTGGTCGTCGCCGTTCATCCTCTTCGCCAGCCAATAACCGATCCGGAATGCGCGGTCCGATAGGCTGGGCGCCTCGCAAATGAAGTCGAGCCATTTCCGACGCTTGTCGTAGAAGGCTGCGGCCGACTCGCCGTTGTCGTTTCTCATGTCCATCGCTGATATATGCCATACGGCCAACTTGGTTGTCTATACGCCAACTTTTTTTCGTCAGCCCTCTTGCCTTTCGGTTGTCTACATGCCAACATCTAATCATCGAAAGGCAACCACGAAGACGCCCCGGCAGATCTGGTTGCTTCACTCAAACGGAGGAATGGGAGATGCGGAAATACAGCACAGGCGCCGACAACAAGCCGAACTACATGCTTAGGCAGCGTTTCGCCCGTACCGGCAAGGCCTACCCGCACAGCTCGACGCGCCAACGCGCGCGCTACGCCCGCCAGATCGCCGCAGGGCAGATCAAGAACGCCTAACGGAGGCTGACATGTCAATTCGAAGCATCAAAGCCCGCATGCACGAAGCGGTTGACGCCCTCCCGGATGAGGTCCGGTTCTCGCCTTTGTCGACAGACATCGCAGTGATGAAGGCGTTTCTCCAGTCCGTCTATTCGGAACTCCAGACGTACGCTTTCCACTGCGGCGCTGAGAACGACAGCATCCAGAACGAAGCTGTTGACGCGTGTGACGTAATCGACAGCGCATTCGTCAAGCAGCTCCACGAGCGAGAATTCGAAAGCCGACCAAACCCCGGCTACACCCAACAGGTCCACGGCACGTACAACGCCCTCCAGCAGTTCGTCTCGTCCGTAGAGGGAGCGAGGCTCTGATGGCGCGAGAAGACCTGCATTTCCGTCTTCGCATTCCGGAATCCCTAAAAAGGCAGATTGAGGAGGCGGCGAAGGCAAACAACCGGAGCATGACTGGCGAGATCATCGCTCGCCTGAGCGCCGGGGGCGTGCCAGTGGCGTCGCCCGCCCATACGGGTAACCCCCTCAATCTGCTCTGGGAGGTCAAAAGCATCTCAGCCTTCATAGGGCTGAGCCAGCGGCAAACCTTTCACCTTCTCTCCACGGGGGAGATCCCGGCCAAAAAGGTCGGAGGCAAGTGGGTAGCCCGCGAGGGCGACTTGGAGCGGTTCTTTTCCGGGAAGGAAGATGAGTGATGGCTGGAAGCTATTCCGACAACAGACGCGCGCAGTTCCAACTACGCTTCAATGACGCGCTCCATGAAAAGCTTCGCGCTTCTGCAGAGGCCAACAGCCGGTCAATCAACAGCGAAATTGTACACAGGCTGGAAGCATCCTTCGAGCCGGACCGCGAGCTGGCTCCAGTGATTGCTCAGTTAATTGGGCAGATGGTCGAAACAGAGGTTAACGCGAGGTTGAAGGCCATCGCGGCGAAGATCGGGGGTGCATCATGAACGACATAATCGAAGACGGCGGCCCTGCAATCGCTTCTGGGATGGTTCCGCATCCAACCGACCCCACCAAGGCAGTTCCTGCCTCTAATCTCACCGTTCGCGACTGGTTCGCCGGTCAGGCGCTAGCTGGTTTCATGGCCAACACAAATCGACCCACCACGTACGCGCGTGATGATGCGGATTGGGCATACACAATCGCAGACGCCATGATCGCAGCCAGAAAGGCAGGTGCCTAATGCGCGCTGAGAACGAAACCCTCAAGGCAGCACTTCGGATGCAGCTCGCATGGATACGCCATTGGCGCGACGATCTGCGGCACAACCTGCGCCCGACGCTCGACAGTCTCGCAGACGCCGAGGAGGCCATCCTTTACGCCCTGTCCCGCACTCGCAGTCTGGAGGACGCGGCATGAGCGGACTTATCGACAAAATTCGCTGCAGGCTTAGCTACCACAGACGCTTAGACGTCATCCAAAGCTTCGGATCGGCTCAGCATATCGGATGTCCTAACTGCGGTAAGCAGTTGGCCATTCACCACGGAATACGAGTCTGCATCCCTTGGGATGCAGATCTCAAGTCCATGTACGAGGACTTCGGATACGACGTGGAAGGGCCTTTGTCTAAGTGGCAAGCATACAGGAAGGGCCGGGCATGAAGCGCTTCCTTCGCCACCCGATCACGGAGCTTGCCTGCTTCATCGTCATTTCGGGAGCCCTTCTCTTCGAAGCAGCATGGGTACTGTCACGATGAGTTATCCAACACCCGACCAGCTCCGAGCCCACGCAAAGCACGCCCGCCAGATGGCCGACGAATACCGCTCCGAGGGCAATCACAAGATGGCCGACCGGCGCGACGAAGACGCCAATTGGTACGAAATCCTCTGCGCCCGGGAAGAGTGGCGCATCGAATGCGAACGCGCAGAAAAACACCAGGAGGCCGCGTGATGACTTACCTCTATCTCGACATCGAAACAATCCCGGCGCAGGACGACGTTACGAAGGCTCGCATCGCCTCCACAGTCAAGCCGCCGGCCGCGATGAAAAAGGCCGAAACGATAGCGCAGTGGGAGGCCGAACAGAAGCCCTCCGCTGTCGAGGAAGCAGTCGCCAAGACATCCTTGAACGGCGCCTACGGCCATATCTGCTGCATCGGGTGGGCTGTCGATAACGGAGAGCCGCAGAGCTATAGCATGTGTGACTTCTCTCTCGAAGAGGAGGCGGAAATGCTGTCTCACTTTTTCGAGGCATTGCGTCGTGAACACGATATGCGTTTCGCCGTGACCGTCGTGGGCCATAACGTTTCCGGCTTCGATATTCGCTTCATCTGGCAGCGCTGCTTTGCTCTCGGCATTCGAGTTCCTGCGTGGTTCCCGAAAGACCCGAAACCGTGGGGCGACGACGTATTCGACACGATGACGGCGTGGGCGGGTGCTCGCGACACGATCAGCATGGAGAACCTATGCGCAGCTCTTGGCCTTCCCGGCAAAGGAAGCGTTGACGGATCAATGATCGGGAAAATGTTCGCTGACGGCCGGCATGAAGAGATTGCCGCCTACTGCCGCCAGGACATCGAGCGCACCCGCGCAATTCACCGGAAGATGATGGTCACGCTTGGGGAGATCGCAGCATGAGCGGCGTAACGATCGAACAACTGCGAGACCTCCACCGCGCATTCCCGCCAGAGTCCATACATTGGCGCGCTCAGATGGTCACCAAGGCTCGCGGGGAAGGACATGCAGCCCTCGCCCTTGCCTATCTAGATGCTCGGGACGTGATGGATAGGCTCGATCAGGTTTGCACTCCTGCATTCTGGCAGAGTGAGCATTTCGAAGCTGGCGGAGGTCGGCTTGGCTGCCGCATCGGCATTTTCATCAATGACCAGTGGGTTTGGAAATCCGATGGGGCCGGAGAGACCGACGTTGAAGCCGAGAAGGGCGCCTTCTCCAGCGCATTGAAACGGTCGGCCGTCTCATGGGGCGTGGGTCGCTACCTCTACGACCTCGGCAACACATGGGTACCCTGTGAGGCCTCCGAATACCAGGGGAAGCTCAAGTTCAAGAAATTCACCGACGACCCTTGGAACCACGTTCGTAACAGGGCGGCCTTCTTGCCGCGCCCGCAGCAGAAGGAAGCAGCTTAATGTCCGATCTCAATCAATGCACGATCACCGGCCGTCTTGGCGCCGACGTTGAAATTCGCAGAACGCAGGACGGCAAGCCGATTGCAAACCTTCGCGTTGCCTCGGCCGAAACCTGGCGCGACCGAAACAGCGGAGAGCGCAAGGAAAAGACGGAATGGTTCAACGTCGTGATTTTCTCCGAAGGCCTTTGCAAGGTCGCCGAGCAGTACCTGAAAAAGGGTAGCCACGTTCTCTTGCAGGGCAAGATCGCCACTCGCAAATGGCAGGACCAGTCAGGGAATGACCGGTACTCGACGGAACTGGTTCTGCAAGGATTTGACGCCAAGCTGATCATGCTGGACGGCCCGAGCGGGGAAGGGAAGCAGCAACGCCGCGAGTCTGAGCCACAAAGCGGGCACGACCATCAGGACGGGACCAATGGCGGCTCCTACATGCGCGATCTGAACGATGATATCCCGTTTAGCTGCGAGTGGCGCTGATGGCCAAGAGCACGGAAGCACCCCCAATTTATGTACAGCGCCAAGGCGACAAGCTTGCCGGCGAAATGCAGATGGATCGCGAGGCAATCGCGCGGTTCAACGCAGGCGACCGGCTCAAGGTCACGCTGCATACCGGCCGCTCCCCGTCTCGTCTGCGCTTCTACTGGCAGATGCTCGGGAAGCTGGTCGCCGCGACAGACTGCGCGCCGAACTCTGAGGCTCTTCACTCTGTGATCAAATTGGATTTGGGCTACGCAACGCCCGTCCGCCTCAAGAACGGCATGACGGTCTTGGTTCCTGGTTCCATAGCCTTCGACCGCATGACGGAAGAGGAATTCGGGAACTTCCTCGAAAGAGCCATTGCCTGGATCGCGCAGAATTACGGCGTGACATCGGAAGAGATCATGAACGGAGGATTGGCCGCATGACACCTGAGCGCAAACTCGAACTCATCCAGAGCCTTTACGTCAAGCATCCCCACATGCGGATATCCAACGTCATGCATTACGTGCAGAAGCGGGAGAAGGCAGAAGAACTGCGTCGGCCGTCTCCTGACCCTCGCGGCGTCGTGGCTATGCTGCGGAAATTGACGGGTCGTGCGTAGATGGCATTTCGCATCGCACCCCAGCAGGCCGTCGCCACCTTCCCGAAGAGGAAGCCGCAGAAGAACGGCAACTACCTGTCCTTCCTCCACAGCCTCCCCTGCGTGGTTTCTGGCGCCCGCGAAGTCCAAGCAGCTCACCTGTCCTACGCCTCTCTTCGGCATGGACATTTTGGACGCGGGAAAGGCTCGAAAGCTCCGGATCGCTGGGCGCTACCGCTCTCTGCGGCTGAACACACTCGGCAGCATTCCATGAACGAGGAAGATTACTGGCGATCGGTCGGGATCAACCCGCACGTTCTGGCACTCACAATCTTTGGGCTTTGGTCGGACATGGGCGACGACGCGGAGCCGTTCGCCACGGCGATAATCAACCAGACACGAATTGAAGCTCGACAGCGGGCACTCAACGCGAGGGAAAACGGACATGACGGATAGACCCGCGATAAAGCCGCTGGAGTGGGAATATAGGCACATTCCGCATCGGACTTATCCGCAGTGGAAGGCGGAAACGATAGTTGGCCGATATGTCGTTGTTGACACGGCAAAAACCGTCGAGTGGTACCTGGATGGCAAAACGCAGGTACACGATACCTCATCTATCGAAGCCGCCAAAGCCGCCGCCCAATCCGATTACGCCTCCCGCATCCGCTCCTGCCTTCTCGATAAGCCGGAGGCGGTAGAGGGGGAAGGAGAGGCGTTGAAGGCTGAAGTGAAGGCGCTTGTGCCGACCGAACGGCTTGACCAGCTAATCGGCAGTGGCGACCCGACCAGCGCAGAAATCCACGACATGGCCGTCGAGCTTATCCTTTGGCGCCGTTCCTGCCTCGCCGATAAAGCTACGGCGGGTGAGGCGGGGCCGGAAAGGAAAGCGCTTGAGGAAGCCGTGAAGAATGCTCTTGGCCTACTCGATACGCCGGTTGGTCGACGGCGCCACGCGGGAGACAGTTTCTATTCCGATGTGGTTGCATCTCTCCGCGCCGCCCTCACCAAGGAGACCACCCATGAATAAAGAAGACCGGAAGGACTTGGTAGAGCCATACGCTCACGAATACGGGCGCGGCAACGGTGATGGCACATACTCGGTGATCATTGAGCGCGGGCGACCTAGGGACCCTTCGCCAGACTGGCCGGTTAAGCCCCTCTACGCCCACCCGCCCGCATCATCCGCCGAAATCGCCAGCCTCCGCCGAGAACTGGAAGAGGCACGGAAGGCGCTGGAGGTAGCTTCAGACGAAATCCTCAGCATGTACCGAACCTGGGTCGCGGACGATTACGAAGCCATGCCGCCCAAGAACTCACTGCCGGGGAAGGCTTACTATTCAGCCCGCGCCGCCCTTCGAGCAGGGGAGGAAGGGCGATGAAGCCGAAGATCACGAAAGCGATGGTTGACGCCGCTGAGATGGTTTTGGACCAAGCGGCCCCACCACGTTACGCGGACATGAGTGAAGCCGAGAAGAGAGAGGCTAGACGCGCGGCCCTTCGCAGCGCGCTTACCGCTGCCCTGACTGCGGAGCCCACCCCATGACCTCACTCCTCCCTCTCCGGGTTGTCATAGAACTTGGGCGGCCGTCTCTGCGGCTTCTCCTTCTCTGCCGGTCGGATATCCTCAATGTCATCCACGTAAAGCGTGACCGGCGTGGCAATACCGCGAAGCCGGACGGAGATCATGCCGTCCTCGCCTATTCTCGTGACGGTGCCTGCAAGCAGAACGCGGGCGCCTTTTTCTACCTTTCGAGCCATTCGGAGATCATAGCATGAGCACCCCATACGGCATCAATCGCGTCGGCAATATGATTGCCCCGTTCGGCGTCGAAACGCGCACCCCGGAAGGACGATGGGTCCGTGCCGTTCCGGAGCCTTACTCTTCAAGCCTAAGAGAGCGCCTTCGTGCGGCTTGGTGGGTGTCCACCGGGAAGGCCGAAGCGGTCGTCTGGCCAGCTGCAGGGGAGCTTGAGGCAGCATTGCGCGAGGACCGCCCATGACCGCCTCCCCTATCACCACCGCGTATCTCGACCTTGCCCCCGCCATCCGGGCCCGAACCGAGGAGATCGCCGGCAATAATAGGCCGGTGACATGGCCCGAAGTGCTGCTGCTGGTCGGGACGGCGATACTGCACGAACGGTTCACGCCCGAGGAGATTGCGGCGCTTTCACCGTCGCCAGCCCCGACCGAGACCGAGAGGGAGGCTATGGAATGACAGCGCTAGTATTCACCCCCGCGAGCCTTGCAGAGCGCTGGGAATGTTCCGAGCGCCATGTAAGGAACCTGATATCATCGGGCGAATTGCCTTCCTTCCGTCTCGGGGGCAAGCTGCTCAGAATCCGAAAAGAAGACGTGGAGAAGTTCGAATGCCAGAATGGCGGATCACCCGACTACGCGGAGAATTCTGCATCACATGGGATGACAAGGACGGCGTCCGCAGACGTTATCGCCTTGGAACGACCGATGCCCAAGAGGCGGCCCGCCGCGCCCCGGCTCGATACGCGGAACTCACTCGGCCGGTAGGGACGAACGTCAAGGCCTTATGGGATAGCTACGTGCTCGACAAGGACGGCCTCGCCGTCCTTTCGACTATGAAGCACACGTGGAAGGCCTTGGCGCCGCGCTTCGCCAACCTGGAAGGTTCTGCCGTTTCCGTCGCCGACTGCAGGGCTCACACCGAAGAGCGCAGAAAGGCCGGGATCAAGGACGGTACAATCCACACGGAGCTAGGGCATTTGCGCATGGTGCTGAAATGGGCTGAGAACAACAGCCTGATCAGTAAGGCGCCGCACATCGAGCGGCCGGCGAAGCCAGACCCGAAAGAATACCACATCACGCGGGTCGAAGCGGCGCGGCTGCGTGAGAGCGCGAACTCTCCGCATATCGCTCTTGCAATACGGCTGCTGATAGCGACGGGCGCACGAAGCACGGCGGCACTCGAATTGACGTGGGATCGCGTTGATTTCGAAAGGGGGATTATCAATCTTCGAAACCCGTTCGACCGCACGCGAAGGAAGGGGCGCGCGGCAGTCCCGATGAACGATCAGCTTCGCGCCGATCTGCTGGACGCCAAGAAGGGCGCCATGTCTCCATTCGTAATAGAATGGGCCGGGAACAGGGTGAAGTCGATTAAGAAGGGGTTGAAGGCCGCAGGGAAAGCGTCGGGGCTGCCGGAAGTTTCGCCGCACGTCTTGCGCCATTCCGCTGCCGTATGGATGGCAGAGGACGGGCACAGCATGTCAGAGATCGCCCAGTTTCTGGGGCACAGCAATACGAAGGTCACGGAAAAGGTATACGCGCGTTTCAGCCCGAATTATCTGCGCAATCTAGCCTCGTCCCTGACCTTCTAA